ATGAAAAACAATACCATTGAAATTTATCGCCGCCGCGTTGCTATTGCGACATTAAACCGAATGAAGCGCAAGACAGGAGGTTATTGCCTCTCCGTAAATATACCCGATAACAATATCCTGGTTATCGAGATTAACGAAGAATCAATGATGAAACTTTTGCTGCGCTTCGAAAAACAGGCTCGGACTGAATTCAACACAGAAGCGGAAACATTTCTTCGCCAGACGTATATGAAAAGCGTCGATATCAATGGACACACCGAATATCTGACCGAAACAGGAAAGATGATTGTTGACGAGATTTTTGCGGAATTAATTAAACACGCGAAAGAGAAATACGTATGTGGAGGAATTAACTGATGGCCTCACAACAAACAATTATGCACGGAATGCAGATCCCCCCCCAGTCCTCAACGTGGATCTGCATGTGCTTCCGGATTTCACCGGACGCGTGGTTCTTTACATCGAAAAAGGGCGTGTGACATGCGACCGCCGGCTGCTCGACGACGAACATATTTGCGCACTGGACACTTTTATCAAAATGGTTCGCGAAGCCGGGTTACGTATACAGGAGCTAACTGGTGGCACTGACAGCAATTCGAATACCTGAACGCGTACACCTGCAGGCGATGCAGGTCCTGCTGCGATACCGACGGAAGCGAGTATATGCACGACGTATGCGACGCACCGGATTTCTCAGCCTGAAGGTTAATCCGCGCTGGCGGCTGCTATCGAAAGACGATGGCCGGAACTGGGAAGTAATGAGCCATGAAACTTATAACCGGGAGAAAGACAGATGATCGACAACCGCACCGCCAGCGCAATTGACCTGGCATTTCAGATTCACCATACGCCTGTGGGCAACTTGTTCGTTGCGATGCGGCATGGCCGTATGAAGCGCTGCTTCAGCCGCGATACGGCGATCCGCTATCTGGCGTTCTTTATGACTACCGAAGCTTTCCGTCGTTCCGGCTTCGAGCAGCGCTACCCGGATGTGCAGGCTGTCCACCCTCTCAATCCAGAACTGAATTGTTGGCAGCGAGGAGGCACAACAGTTGAGTACATCGGAGCCCACCAGCGCTGTGTTCGACGTCTTCGCCGCATTCTGGCCATTAAGCGTGACATGACGAAATGGTGTGAGAAGTGGGACGCCATGCATGACCGCTTCGTTAAAGAGGTTGCCGCACTACAGGCCAGCAAACCGGAGGGTATTCGATGAGCAGCAATAACGAAGCGCCAGAAACTACGCCAAACGGCATCAAAATCGGAAATCGCGTTATTGGCTGGTCTGGCGCGGTTAAACAATTCGATGGTTCGCGCTTTGACTCCCGCAACTCAGAGGGGCTGCGTTGGTTAGCCTGCATTATGGATGCCGTGGCAGCTGGTTGGGTTTCTTTAGGCGCAGAGAAAGAACTCATTCTGTGGCGCTGGCTGGTAGCAACAGTATTCATCAACGAAGAGAAGGATAAGAACGGCACTATCGAAATCCCGAACGAAGACGGTGGTGTTGATATCGCAGTGATCTATTCGGGCAAGAAAGGAAATTTGAGTATCTATCCCGGTCCGCTGCGTTTTTCTCTCGCCAACCATGTGGAAGGCATTGCCATGGAGAAATATGGAGTTTGCGAGGGAGCAGCCCTTGCCCTTCGCATGTATCAGGACATGGTGATTGCCGATCCCGGATACGGATTCAGGATGTCACCCTTTGGGCGAAAAGGGCTTGAGATGCTTCACGATGACTACATCGGAGAGGTTAACACTAACGGCATGCCAGAAGCGCATGTGATTCACTAAGGAGAAAGCAATGTTTATTTATACCGATCTGCTCCGAGCCGCTCTGTGCTGCACAGCCAGTCAGGAAGACACACGGAAAATCCTGAGAGGTGTACACATCACGCCAACCCACATTCAGGCAACCAATGGTATTGCGGCCGTATCAATGTCACATGGTTCAAAAACCGAAATTAAGGGTGTATTTATCCTGCACGGTGATATCCCGGCTAGCGCAGAAGGAACCGTATTCCAGAAAATTGGCAGCCAGTGGATTGCTGCTCATCTGGACGACTACGAGCGACCAGTTGGGCATAACGAGCTTGAACTCGTTGAAAGCAAGTTTCCGGATCTTGGCAAGTTGCTGACGACAGAGGAAGAACCCTGTTCCGAGTTCCCCATTTTTGCCGCTGAATTGCTGGCTTTGCCTTATCGCATGTTTGGCAAGGAATTCACATCAATGCCCGTTAATTTCAAACTCTTTGGCCCTGAAAAACCATGCCAGGTGCTGTTTAACGTAGCTGTTAACACTTTTTACGGCGATCCAGTGTTGGTAATCATGCCGATGAAATCGACGGTGTTCGAACTGCACCGTAAGGCGATGGAAGGATGAAAAAGATGTATGTGTGCTCCCTGTGGGCACTGTTCTTCTCAATTCTGTTTGGTATTGGCGCCGCAGCCGGTGCAATAGGTTTTATCGGTGCAATGAAAATGTTGGCAGGAGTTCTGTGATGAAAATTGACTTCAACGACTACGGGGCGGTTGCATCGGTAACGATCACCAGCACTATTTTCGAGTTTCGCAAACATAACCGGGTGGTTGACACCACTCTGTTTCTGGTTCCGGGAGTGGTCAGCGAACGGCGCGGAGCATTCTTCATGAAGACATTTATTTCAGGGAAAACCCGCGATGCACTGCGGGCTTATAAAACCGTACAGCGTGAGGTGAAACGATGAGCAAAGGCCAGCAACCAGCCTATCCATGCCCGCGCATCGATACTCCCCGCGGCATGACTTACCGCCAGCACCTCGTTGTGCAGATAGCGCCGGTAATGCTCACGAATTTTTTTAGCAATGATGCCTGGCAGGATTACGACGACCTCGCCAGAACCCTGATGATGGCTGTAGATGCCATCATCGAAGCTGAGCGGGAGATAACGAAATGAGCAAAATCACTAACCCGGTAGTGCTTATCTATAAGCGCGAAAACAGTGATACCTACGCCGTTGCGATCACCAGCGGCAGTCAGGACTATCACGACGCAGTTCTGATGGCAACGATGGAACCGGGCATAACCTGCGATATCGTCGATACCTGGAGTAAAACAGGCTACTACATGGCGGCGGAGATTGAGCTCTTACGTCAGCAGATTGTCGCACCGCTGAGCATCGGGGAATTATTACAACGCCTGGAATCACAGACTGGCGAGAAATGGGCGCATCAAGTTAAAGAGCTTACCGATGGTAAACAGTTGTCCATCACCCTTCCCGATACTGGTTCAAAAGCATTCTGGAGCGGTGCAGGAAAAAACGAGATATTCCATCCGGAAAGCTATAAGCGCAGGGTCAAAGAAGCTATCGAACGAGCTTGTGTCATTGCCGGGATCGGCGTGGAGGTGAAGTGATGACCACCACTACACCAATAATGACCGCCTCAGGAAGTGTACAGTTTCGCCACTATATGGTGACCGTTCACGCTATTGAACGCTATATCGAACGCATTGGTGGCGACGTGGGGAATCTGATCCTCGACCTTAAAAACGCCTGGGTATTTGATGTCAGCAAGAAAGGCATTCCCCGCGCTTTGTGCGCCTCAGTCGCACGCTGCGAACGTGAAGGTGGATACGGGCTCAGGCATGACAAGGCTATTTTTCTGATAAAACCCAAGGCGCGCCAGCATGTCATTGTGACGACGTTATCTGCAGAGGTGAAGTAATGCACAAAGCATTTGAAATATGGGTGCGCCAACGGTACGGGAGCCGTTACGACCTTACGCGAGATTGCGACGGTTTTTACTGTAGGGAAGTGGTAAAGCGGATGTTTGATGTGTGGCGCCACTGCCGTGGCCTTGACTTGGTGTGAGGCGGGTATATGAGCAATGTTATTCAGTTAGCTCCTAACGATTGGGTTTGTGAAAGTGTTCTGATCGCGGTGACCGGGCTCAAGCCCGGTACCATCCTCCGGGCCAGAAAAGAATGCTGGATGGTTGGGAGGGAGTATATCCACGTTTCACCAGATGGTAACCCAAAGCCATCAAGTGAATGCATGTATAACCGTAAAGCGGTCGATGCCTGGGTAGCTTCGATGAAAAACAAACAGCCAGGGTGATTTGATGCCATGAAAAAGGTAAGCTCGTATCGCTCTTGGGCGTCTGGAGGTAACACCAATGGATAAAGTCACATATCCAACAGGCGTCGAAAACCACGGTGGCACATTACGCATCTGGTTTAATTTTAAAGGTAAACGTGTCAGGGAAAGTCTCGGTGTCCCTGACACCGCTAAGAACAGAAAGATAGCCGGGGAACTGCGGACATCAGTATGTTTTGCCATCCGCACAGGAACCTTTGATTATGCAACCCAGTTTCCTGACTCCCCTAACCTCAAGGCTTTTGGTGTAAGTAAAAAAGACATTACAGTGAAAGAACTTGAAGAAAAATGGCTGGATCTGAAACGGATGGAAATCTGCGCGAACGCATTCAATCGCTATGAATCTGTCGCAAGGAATATGGTGCCGAGGATCGGAGGTAATCGCCTGGTGTCAGCAGTAACCAAAGAGGAATTGCTGTATCTTAGGAAAGATTTGCTAACTGGTTATCAGAGTCCGACGAAAAACAAAGCCCAGGCAAAAGGGCGAAGCGTTGTTACTGTGAACTATTACATGACGACAATGGCCGGAATGTTTCAGTTTGCTGCGGATCACGGTTACTTAGAGGTGAACCCATTCGAAGGAATTAAGCCTCTGAAAAAAGCCAGGGCAGAGCCAGATCCGCTAACTCGAGACGAATTTATTCGCCTGATAGATGCATGCCGGCATCAGCAGACGAAAAACCTGTGGTCATTAGCAGTGTACACAGGAATGCGTCACGGGGAACTGGTCTCCCTGGCCTGGGAAGATATCGATCTGAAAGCTGGAACAATTACCATCAGGCGTAATTATACAAAACTTGGTGAGTTCACTCTACCGAAAACCGAGGCAAGCACAGATCGCGTGGTGCATCTTATCCAGCCCGCAATCAGTATCCTGAAAAATCAGGCTGAAATGACAAGGCTGGGCAGGCAACATCACATTGAAGTTCAGTTACGTGAGTATGGCCGTTCGGTGAACCATGAGTGTACATTCGTCTTTAACCCGCATGTGGTCAGACGCAGTAAGCAGGTCGGATTTATCTACCGGGTCGATTCAGTAGGCGACTCATGGGAAGCGGCACTAAAGCGCGCGGGGATCAGACACAGAAAGGCGTACCAGTCACGACATACCTATGCGTGCTGGTCATTATCTGCTGGTGCAAACCCGAGTTTTATTGCCAGTCAGATGGGGCATGCGAGCGCGCAGATGGTGTTCAATGTTTACGGTGCATGGATGGCTGACAGCAGCGCAGAGCAGATCGCAATGCTGAATCAGAAGCTGGCAGATTTTGCCCCATTGATGCCCCATAGCCACGAGAGCAGTACTGGAGGATTATTAAAATCAGTAAGTTAA